AATGCTGGAGATGTAGTTCAAAAAAATGAAGCAGATGCTGCTGGTGGTGGACTTACAGATGCTGGTAGAAAAAATCAAGAAGTGCTTGGTGGTGGTTCTGGGAATAATGCAAACGATGAAGGTGAAACAGGAGATACTTCAAGACCAAGTGCCGAACCTCCGAAAAATAAAGCGGGAACAAGAGAGGATTTTGGAGAAGCTTTACATTATCCTCTGACTAGAGATGAAAATCAACATGTCATTAAATTTGATATGTTAAAATATGAACCAAAAAAAGTTCAAGGATTTGGATTTGGTGATAGAAGTGGATCATCTGAAAGAACAATTGGAACAGTAACTCTACCAATTCCTGGTGGTATTTCTGATGCTAATGCCTGTAACTGGGGTGATGACTCTATGGGTCCACTTCAACTTGCAGCAGCAGGACTTGCTTTAGGTGCTCTTGATGCTTCAGCAACTTCTGGTGGTGGTATTGGTGGTCAACTAGGTGATTTAAAAAACCAACTAGTTTCTAATAATAAAGAAATGAAACAACTGATCGGACAAAAGGCTGCATCAGCTGCTATTGGTTCTAATGAGAACGCATTATTTTCAAGAACTCAAGGAACGATTCTTAATCCAAACCTTGAACTGATATTTAATGGACCATCACTGAGACCATTTACTTTTCAATTTAAAATGTCTCCAAGAAGTAAAGGTGAAGCGGAAGAAATTTTAAAAATTATTAGATTCTTTAAGCAAGGTATGGCACCAATCAGAGAGGATTCAAGACTTTTCTTGAAGACACCACATACATTTAAGATTAAGTATGTTCTAGTCGGTAAAGGTGACGAAGAAAATCCTTACTTAAATAAATTTAAAGAGTGTGCTCTACTATCATGTAGTGTTCAATATACCCCTGAAGGGAACTATGCTCCTTATGAAGATGGAGCAATGTCATCATATCAAATGGCTCTTCAATTCAAAGAACTTGAACCTGTATTTAATGATGACTACGGTAGTGATGGTGATCTCCCCGCAGAAATAGGTTTCTAAAATGTCAAATTATTTCGATAAGGTTCCAAATTTTGAATACGTCAGCAGACTTCCTGATGCATTAATATCAGATTATATTCCAGTCAAAAATTTATTCAAAAGAATTACTCTAAAGCAAGACATCTATCAAGACTTATCATTCTTTACTAAGTATCAAATTATAGGTAATGACAGACCTGATAATATTGCATTTAAAGTTTACGGTAGATCTGATTTAGATTGGGTTGTATTGACCAGTAACAATATTTTAAATATCCAAGATGAATGGCCAATGAATCAATTTGAATTTGATGCATATCTTTTGAATAAGTATGGCACATATGATAATTTAAATTCTTCACATCATTATGAAACAACTGAACTTAAAAATGGTGATAACGTAAAACTAGTCCCTGCAGGATTGCAAGTACCTTCAACATATAGTATAACTTACTATGATGGATCTGGAATGGTTACTCAATATCCTGTTATTGAAGTTACAAATTATCAGTATGAAGACAAATTAAATGATGATAAAAGAAATATTTTCCTATTAAAACCAAAATATCTAAATATAATCTTGGATGATTTTGAAGAACTCATGACATACAAAAAAGGTTCCAGTCAATATAAGACTGAAACCATGAAGACTGCTGATAATATCAGACTATTTTAATTGAAGTATTTGTCCATCCTAAGTTTGATGTAATACATTCCCAACAACCATAAGGAGAAGAGAAATCCTTCTCCGTAACTCATGGTGTTCCATGCATGAACTGCACTATCCATCACTCCTCAGCAAGTTTCTGGAAGTAAGACAGGGCGTCATCCTCATCTTCACTAGCAGATGCAATAGGAGTTGATGCTACTGCAGACTCAACCGTTTGCTTTGCACGATTGAAGTCTGGACTGTAAGAACCACGATCGTTGTCCTCATTAGCAGTCTCCTCATCATAACGACGGGCAGCAGGTTTGGCACCAAGCACCATCTTCAGACGTTTTTCCAGGTCCTCATAGGACTTGAATTGGTCTGCTGCAACAAGTGACGAGAGTGAATATTGCTTTTGCCACAGAGCTTCAAGAGCATCGTCATCATCCAAGAGTGGTGCAATTTTATCAAACTCGGAAGAATCATAGTTCCAGTAACCTGCAACCTTCTTCAGTTTCAGTTTGAAGTTAGCACCCTGCCAGAAGTCAAAAGGATTGATTGGAGTCTCATCCTCAAACTCAGGTTGCATTGATTCCATGATCTTATCAAAGATCTTCTTACCAAACTTGTACAAGAAGACACCACCCTCATTATGGGGGTTTGCTTTGTCCTGCACAACATAGATGTTAGCATAGTAAGAGAGTTTGCGTTTCTGCTTACGGACAGTATCTTTATCTGCTTCGTTACCACTGTTCCACAGTTCACGATTGTATTCTGATACAGGGTCTTTACCACCCGTTGTAGTCAGAGAGTTTTCGATGTACCAACCACCAGGACCTTGGAAGGCATGGGAGTACATCTTTGCCCAAGGAAGGTCTTCACCATTAGGTGCGGGCAAGAAACGGATCACGGCATAACCATTGCCGGTCTTATCCATTTCAGGTTTCCAGAGACGCTCATCAGCACCACTAGAAGTATTGTTCATCTTCTCTACTTCCTTTACCAGTTTAGAGGTAAGAGAACCCAGAGAGGATTGCTTTTTAAGATCTGAAAATGACATTCGGATTACCTTAGATTAGTTAGATTTGGCTTGTGTGTACCTTGTTATTCTACTGGTCTTTCTCACCATTGTCAATCTGCTTCTTCATTAATTGAAGCATCTTTGACATGTTATTAAAGACCGTACTCATATCAGTCCCTTGTGGGAGTCCCATCATCGTTGCTGACTCGATGATTTTATCTTTCATTTGTTTTGCTTCGGGATCGTCAGACAAACTCAAACGAGCATAGAGAACTTTTTGTTTGTCAAGAAGTCTCTCCAACATCGCAACATGAAAGAGTTGTTCTTCAGTATTCATAGAAGAAAAATTGAAGATGTTACGATAAACATCCTCTTGCAATTCACTAATTTCTGTCATCTCAGCACGGACAACATCAGATTCAAAAAAACTCATGTTACTTTAAAACGATTTCCTGTAAAACTTTTTTATAACGTGATACTTCAATATTTAGAAACGGAGAATATTTTCTCATTCTCATACTGACGGTTTCCCACACAGGGTCTTGTAGTTTTTTGTCCCAGTTTTTCCTGAACCCTAAAATTCTATCAAGAATTATCAGAGTTTCGATTGAAATATTATCCTTTAGATACTCTTTAAGAATTTGTGGATGTCTAGAACCATCCAACATAAACACAGAATCAAAATCACTATCAGCAAAAATTGATCCTGTTTCTTCTTTAAACAAATAAGTTAATGATTGTGTTCTCTTCTTCCATGAGGTATATCTACTCTCACCTTCACGAATCATCTCTCCTATCCAAAGTTTACTTGGGTCAGTACAAGTAATGAAATTTGAGATGAAGAACTCAATTACTTCTTTATCATCCTTGTTCCTTGACAACTTCTCAAACCAAAACCGATCCTTTCTTTTATAGAAAGATTGTACCGTTGCACGACTCTTACCACAATATTTGTGATAATCATACTTTTCTTTTGTGAAGTGGTTCTTCAAAGAGAGGTATTGTTTGTAGGCGTCAAAAGGCATCATGAAAAAAAGTAATAGGGTCAAATTTTTGCCGGATTTTTTTTCGGGCAAAAATGGAATCAAATAGGCAATTTTGCACGAGAACTTCTTTTTAAGAAGTTAAGTTCCATCGCCTCACATTTTATTTTGTCTTTGAGTGGTTTGGATATTAGTTTAGGAACTGACTCCACATCAATACTATTGTTATCACAAAAGTGAACAACAGCATCAATGTAACTCATTCCATCACCAGTATGGACAAGAGACTCTATCTCTTGTGCGAATCGGGAAGGGCAAAAGAATTTACTCTCCAGTGCTTTTTCTAGTTCATTCCCCATTCTCTGACCTAAGATTGTGAGATACAAATTCTTTAATATATCGTACTAATAATTTAATATAATCCCCTTTGTTTCTTTTGTCAAATACTTTTACTTCACCTCCAGGAGTAACCATGATGGTGATCAGTTTCTTGACGGGGATACCAGTCAATTCATAGTAAGCAGAAGCATAGAACATTTCCTGAACGAAATAATTCTCCAACCACTTTTCTGGTTTGATTTTTTCTGAAGTCTTAAAGTCAATGACTGCAAGTTCTCCTTCGTATTCACCAATACAGTCTACCCTACCAGCTAAACCCAAATATTCTGAGTAAAGAGTTCTTTCGATAGCGTGTATGTAATTTATCTTATCTAGATATGGTTTAGCATGATGGAACATAAATTGA